GATTTATTTCCAAAAGGATTGTAAGGTTTTACACCACCTGGTAACAGTCCCCCAGCAGCAGCATCTACAGTTACATATGTATTATATGCAAGTTTAGCTGTGTTAGATACAGCAGAAATAACATCTTTATTAGTTTGTTTAATTGCTTTACTTAAGTTACTAACAGGTTCTTTACCTTTATAATTAGTACTATCATTTGTAGGAATATATTTATTACCTCCAAAATCCTGCATTAAACCAATCATATTTTCTAAACCTACTTTATCTTTAGCTTCAGCAGCAAATTTTTTATGTTGTTTAACACGCTTTTTAAGCTCGTTTTGTCCTAAACCAACAACACCTTTACCAACCATTTCATTGTATCTACTCATTAATATTTTCCAAGCTATAAACATTACGCTCATCAATCTTTGGAGCAGCAACAGCAGCTTGTACGCTATGTACTAATATCTGACCATCACTTTTACCATGAGCTAACGGTTCTTGTACTAATCCATAATCAACAAAAGCATTATGATTAGTTATTTTTTCAAAATTTAATCCAGCTTCTACAATAGACTCTTCATCTTTGTTAGCTAAATCCATTTCATGTTTGTTATGATAATGTCCAGGCATACTAACTCTTTGTTATTTGTTTCTTAGCGTAAGTTTTAATTACTGCTAATGCGGCACCACCACCAGCAAGTGCAGCAAGCTGTAAAGTTTCAGCTTCAACACCGACTAATGGAGCTACAGTTAGCGCACCTATAAAGGCTTCAATAAATGTCCAAGCTGTACGCTCAATCATATCTTTAAGTTCTTCACTCATCTTATACTCCCATGTATCAGACCAAGGTGTCCACCATACATCTTTTTTAAATGTACCATCTTGATTTCTTGCTCTTTTATATTTCTCAAACATTATCCTAACTTACTAATAAGTCTAACTATTTTAGGTACACCTTTTTTACTTTTCCAATCACTAAATGCTTTAACACTTTTTTCATAATTTTGAGAAGTTAATTTTTCATTAACCCATTTTTTCTCACCAATAGGTCCTCTTATACCATGGTCTAATATTGCCCTAGGAGTATCTTTAGTATCACCAACAATAGTTTCTGCATATTGTGTTAAATTACTGTACTCTCTACTTATATCTGATGCTTCATCAGTAAAAGAAATCATTTTTGTTAGTTCAGTTTTAGCTGCTTTTTTACTTGCCTCATCAGGAAAAAATCTATTTTCTAATTCTTGGTCGTTAAAAACTTTTGATTCAATTTCAGTTCCTTGGTATTCAGCAACTATATCACTAGTTTCTGCTTTTAAATTTTCTCTAGTTGCATCAATAAAATCATAAATAGTTCCTCTAAACTCCATAGCAAAGTCTCTTGTTCTAGCTTTACGTGCTTGTAATTCTTGGTTAACTCCAGCTACTGTATTAGGCATTGGGTTACCTTTATCCCATTGATATGTTTCTTCTATTAAATATCCTCTGCTAGTATCAAAAATTTGATTAGACTTTATTGGTTCTTTATTAAAATCATAAGGTTCTAATATATTGTATGGTTCTTCTGGGTCTACTTGTAATCCAAACTTAGATAACTTATTTTCTAATGATGCAGGTTTACTAAAATCAGGATTAACTTGTGATGCACCAGCATTAGGATTATCTACGTTAAGTCTTCCTCTATCTTTATCTCTAAAATAAGATACTGTTGATTTTGTTTGTGAATCTAATGATTCACCAGCTGCATCTATAGCATCTTCTTCATATTTTAAAGTTCCACCTGAACTTAAATCAGTATCAGGACCTACATTTTCTGTTTCATAATTATATGCATAAGTGTATCTATCACTAGCCTCATTTAAATTTGATATTTTTTTATCGGTTTTAGATTTGCCTTCATTTTTTGGGTCATAATTTGGATTATCGTAATAGTCAGCTTTATCTCCACCTGTATTAATTCCACGTATCATATATCTCCTAAAAGAACTTACTTAAGTTTAGCAACAATTTTCTATTTGCGGGTAAACCTAATTGTTTTTCTATGTTTCTACCAGCTAGTCTAACAAGATTCTTCTTATTTGCAACATTAGGATACATTGCTTTAAGCTCTTTAAATTGCTTAACAAAAGAATCTAATGAATCTTTTTCACTACCTGCATCAGTCCATATAGGAACAGCTGTTCGTATATAAGTTCTTGTTGTAGGTTGTGTAGGTCTTTCAGTACTTGGATTGTAATAAGGTACATTAGTAGGTTTTTTGTCTTTTTTATTTATTAAAGCTTGTTCTATTTTGCCTGGGTCATTTTTACTAGCAACTTCTTTTACATATTCATTATCATATCTTGGTCCTGAATCATCTAGACCCATAGCTACTACTCCCATTTTGTTTTCTTTTGCCCAATCTATAGGTGGACCTACTTTAAAAGTATCACCCATTTTATCACCAATTTTACCACCCAGTTCTCCTATAGTTTTACCACTTAATGGGTCAAGAGAATTAACAGGAATAGTTTTTTCACCATACGCTTTTTCGTACTGTAATCTTACTGCATCATCTAATTCTAATACATACTGAGGGTCAAAACCTCCACCTATTTTCATACCTCCATAATTTTCTACAGCCATACCTTTTACTTGTGTAGCATCTGATGGATTAATTCCACCAAGTAAACCTATTTTATTAGATTCTAAATTTTCTAATGCTGTATTGTCTAATCTTTTATTAGCATAGTATGCTTGTTTTTCTGCAGGAGAGTATTCAACTTTATCAAATTCTTTTATCATTTTATTATATTCTTTTACTTCACCACTGCTAGTAAAAGGTATTTGTTTACCTATCTCACTTTTGTTAGCTTCAGATACTAAAGTATATTCTTTAACATGTGAATCAGCTTGACCAAAATATTTATCTCCATATAATCCAGATTTTTTTTCTTGAGTTTCTAAAAATTCACTTGATATTTGAGCTGCTTGATTTGCTTTGTATCTAGCTGTAGTGCCATAAGATGGTAAAGTTTTAGCAATATTATTATTATCTATTCTATGTGCACGATTAATAGTTGACTTAGTTACTCTTAAAGCTGCTGAATCAGAAAGTCCTTTAAGACTAGCATCACGATATTGTTTAGTTAAACGTAATTCATTATCACTAAAATTATTTACTGTTGTTGGTTTACTACTTATAGATTTTGCTAGAGCTATATCATCTATAGCTTCTTGAATACCTGCACTTTGTTTAAAAATTTGTTTGCTTTTTACACCACCTATGTTTTCTGTATCACCTATGTTTCCTAGATTAGAATCTTTAAATTTTCCTAAACCATGATTGCCAGATGATTCTAATATTTTTTTAACAATAGCTGAATCAAATGCATCATCAGAACCTTCTGATACTAAATTACCTACATTAACTTTGTCACCAGGACTAGCAATAACTCCACCTAATTTTACATCAGCTACAATTTTTTCTAATGAACCTAAATCTTTTTTAGATAAACGAACGTTATTAGATAATGTTTTAAATCCAACAGATTTAATTTCTTTAATGTACTCTTGTATTTTTTCTACTTCACCCATGTATTAGACATTTTAGCAGATATAATTTGAATTTCTCCACTAATCTCCTGTAATTTTTCCATAACTGTAGTTGATAATACAACATCGTCAGTTGATTTATTAGATGTTTCTTTAATATCTCCATCATAATCTACATAAGTAACTTCAACATCTTGTCCAGATTCTATAGCTGCAGCTACACGTGGGTATACAAACTTATACGCATCAACGCTACTGCCTATGAACCCATCTTTAGCTATACGATTGTTTGTTTGTGTGTTACCCAGTATCAAACAACCAGCTGTGTGCTCATCAGTGTTACCTGTATGCCACAATATATACTCAAACCCTGGTACATCTTTTACATGTATCATACCTTTATGCATAGCACCATACTTACCTACGTATCTATTGTGAAATCCACCTTCAGTACGTAATTTAAGTTTATAAGTACCTTCAGGTATACGTGTTTCACCCCAAACTTTAACATCACGTTGTTCATCTTCTAGTGTATACGCTAAAAATGTACGTTTGTTTCCTTCAATTTCAAATAATAATCCTGATGTAGAATCTTTACCACTACTTATTCTTACTACTTCATACTTCATACTTTACTTCTTCCCATACTGCACACCAACCATATGGTGCTACTTCTTTATTAAACTTAATACAATAATTATTACTGTAATGCAAACAATTATTGCAGTACTCTCCAAGTTTAGGGCTATTGACAACGTATGCTCCAGGTAACGCCATTATTCTTCTTCACAAAAATTGCTACCGTGTTTGCAATTACATATTTGTACAAATGAACCATCTGATTTAGTTGTAACCATACACATTAGCCACCTACTTTAAACAATATTTCTCTAATTACTTCTTCAATTATTACTAAGTTCTGATTAAATCCAGATATTGAATTTTGATATGCTTCAACCTGTGCTTTAAGTGTTGCTACTTCTTGTTGTAAATCATTAACTGTTTTAAATAACCAACCTACTAAGGCAGCTAATCCACCTTGTAGTATCTGACTTAAGTTTATTTTTGCTTCCATTATCTACTAACTTTCTTTGAATTACCTTTAGGTTTATCACTTCTAAATCCTATAGTCAATAACCATATAGCTAATGTAATAACAGTAGCAAGACCTGTAA